CGCCCCCTTGAAATACTTCGTCATCAGGTCGTTCTTGCCGGCCGTCGTCACGAGGTTGCCGAATTCCTCGACCCACTTGACGCGACCATCGGCGCCCACGCACTCGACGCGATACCGGAAAGCCGGCGCTTTCATCTGCTCGTTCATCCGTTCACCTGTACCGGCTCGACGCCGACAATCCTTCCTGTTTCGTCCCGCAGGACGCGCTTGGGCAGCGTCAGCGCCGACATCTGCTGCGCCAATGCCATCAGCACCTGCGCCTGCTGTGCCTGCGCTGCAATCAGCGTATCGAGGCGCGACAGAATCGCCTCGGCGGCGCCGACCAACTCGTCGTCCACCTCATCGAATTCGCCGGCAATCGGTTCATTGGGGTCCATTGCGCCGCACCTTGATTCGGGAAAGCCTCGACGCCGCAGCCGACTGCCGCGCCGTGTAGGCGGTCATGCGGGCAATCCGCAGTTGCGTCTCGGCAGCGATCCGCGCCTTCTCGATTTCCGTTTGCGCCCGCAACTGAGCCTCTTCGCGCGCTTGCTGCGCCTTCATCTGCTCGGCCTGCTGGTCGGCCACCATCTCGGCCTGCTTGATCTGCGCATCGACCTGCGTTTCTTGCTGCGCCTGCTGCAACTTGGCCTGCTCGATCATCAAACGCGGATCGGGCGGCTGTTGCTTGGGCGGCTGATTGCTCGGGTCAGTCCAGAACTCGTCTGCCGCCTTGAACCCGGCGTTGTTCGTCAGGCGCGCGAGCATCGCGTGCACCTTCGACGGGTCGGAAAAGCCCATCTGCAACCCCGGCCCGAGCGCCAGTTGCAGCATCTGCATCAGGAACATGTTCTGTTCCTGCCGATTGCCGGTGCCCAAGCCCACCGAGATCGACACGTCCTTGCGCTTTTGCCATGAACGCGGATCGATCGGCACCCACTCGTTCGACAGACGAACCATGTCCATCTTGCGGCCGTCCAGAACAATTCTTTCACCGCTTCGGCAAGGTGCCGCGCGATCAACTCGATACGTTGCATCGACGCCGCCTGCAACTGCATGATCCCGGTCGCCGTCTTGTTCAGCGCATTCGGATCGAGCCCCGACGTGTACCGCGTCACCCCCGTTCGGGACTCGCGCACCTGGTCGAAATACTCGATCGCCTGCAGCGCCACGCCTTGCGTGTTCGGCTGCACCAACTCCCGGAAGGCGTCCATCGGCGTGCCCTGCGTCCGCACGATCCCACCGGGGCGCGATACGAGCATGTCGTCGAAGTTGACCCGATCCTCGTCGACCGCAAACCGGCTGTTCAGCGACAGGTACATCCCGTCGAGCATGCCGCGCGTGGATGCCGTCTTGACCGCCTGCAGGTCTTCCACCTCGTCGACCACGCTCATGCCGACGTGCGTGTGCGGCTGCGGCTTCGGACACCACGCCATCACCGGAATCAGGTCGGCCGACTCGTTGAGCAGCACCGTCGTCCCGACTACGATGACGTGGCGCAACTCGGCCTTCTTGCCGCCGCTGTACAACGCCGTCCGAATCCAGCACTCGCGCACCTTGACCCGGCGCATCGAGGGATCGGCCTGCACGTCCTCGCGGCTCAGTTGGTCGAGGTTGCGAATCTCGGCTTCCCATTCATCCGCCGTGCTCGCGCCGTCGTTCAGGTCGTCGGCAACGTCAAAGCCTTCCTGTCGCAACTCCGAGAGCGTTTTCCACTCCCAGCGGCGAACGAAGTCGGCATCGGCAAGCGATACCTTCGTGTGGTTCACCGAAACGGACACGTTCTCCGGCGCCACGTTCATCAGCTTGACGCGCGAGCGGTTCGTCACACGCTCCAACGTCAGGGAATGCACCGTCTGCCCGTACTCGTCGACGGACTGCTCGTGCTCGACAACCTGCACAGCAGGGTCTTGCATCAGCAGCGCCAGTTCCTCGTCGGACAGCCCCTCGTAACGCTCCTTGTCGGTGTCCTCGCTCTCGTCCCAATGCACCAGGACGTAGCCGTTTTTCTGCACCAGGCCGTCATGCACCCAATCGGCAAAGACGGCGAAAGCGTCGTTATCGTTGAGCGTCAGATTGTTGATGTACTCGGTACGCACCACCTCGTCGCCGGACAGAAAGAGCTTGAGCAACTGCGGCTTGATCGTCTCCACTACGTCGTAGCAGTCGCGCGAGACGAACGCAGAGCGGCCCTCTTCGTGGCCGTAGACATCCTCGCCGTTGTACAGCCGTAACGCCTGGCTTCGGCTGTCGTCGACTTGCCGATCGGCCTGCCCCTCGTGCCGCTCGATGGCGGCAACAAGTTGAATATCAGTGCTGGCCACGGGATTCCTTGCGCGCAGGCTGCTGAGCTTTCAATGCGTCCACCTCGGCGGCCAAGACACGCACGAGCTCCACCAGCGCCTCTACCTCCTGCTTCAGTTCACGCAGTTGCACGCCTTGGGCGATGGACATTCAGACGATTCCTTTCGGTTTCGGGTAGGCGATCGGGCGCCCGTGGTCGTCGTTCTTCATCTGGTCAACCACAACCGCCAGATAGCGGAAGGCGTCGGCCGCGTGCGAGTGCTCGTCGTGCAGCGGCGCCCCAGGCTCGTTCGTTTGCTTGTTCACATGCCGGCGATACCGCTTCAGGTGCTCCACCAGCGGCCCGGTCTTGTCCTCGTCGAAGTAGCAGCGCCCGAAGATCATTCGCGCCGCCTTGATGCCGGACTCGACATCCATCATCGGCACGATCTGCGGCGAGCGTTGCAGCTTGCGCAGCACTTCCTCGGCGCTCTTGCCGGTCTGGATGTTCTTCGTCGCCCCGTCGTGCGGCAGCCAGTCATAGCCCCAATTCCAACGGCGCTCTTTCAGGTCGGCGACGTAATCGTCGAGCGTCCTGTGGCTGTCCTCCAGAAAGTCGATGATCCGAACCTCGGAGGCCGACCGCTGCACGCACAGGATCGACATGCTGTCGTTCCAACCCAAGTCCCAAACCGTGTGGACTTTCAGCAGGGGGTCATACGGCACGGGACGGATGCGCCGGTTCTCGACCGCTGCATCCATCTCGCGCAGGTAGATGGCGCCCTCGACTGCGCGCCTCGGCTTGCCTTCCCAGATGTTTTCGTAGCCGTCCGGGTCGCGCTCTTTCGTGCTCTGGCGCTCGGCTTCCAACTCGGGCGGGAACCAAGGGTTGTCGCGCCAGTTCATCTGGACGACGACTGCGCCGGGCGGCGGTTTGACCGCAAACCGCTGATGCGTCTCGTCGGTGTCCAGTTCCGGGTTGTAGGTGATCCAGATTTCGGAGCCGGGCTTGCGGATCGTCGGCAGCAGCACGTCCCAAGACTTCTTTGTGACGGCCTGCCCTTCCTCTACCCAACAGCGGTCAACGCCCTCGAAGGACTTGAGCTTGTTCACGTCCTGCTGGCGCAACCCGGCAAAGACGAACTCGGAGCCGTTCGCCCCCTTGATCGTCGTCTGCTGGACTTCGTAGAACCCGCCAAGCCCCAATGCGGCGATCTGGTCGCTCAGGAGTTTGTGTACCGAGTCGGCGATGCTGACCTGTATCTCGCGGGTGCAGAGCACTCGGAGCGGCTGCTGCGCGGCTTGAATGAGCAACGCCCTTGCGAAGCCCCAGGACTTCGCCGATCCCCGGCCGCCGTGGGCTACCTTGTACCGGGCAGGCTCGAAGAGGAAGCGCAGCTTGTCGGGGAATTGCGCCTCAATTTCCCGCATTGGCCTGCACGAAGCGCACGGCAACCGAGACGGGAATGTCGCCGCCGTTCGGCCCGCTCAGTTCGGCGGAAACCTTGTCGCCGTACACCTTCGGCTTGAGCTTGGCAGCAATCCACTTGCGGGCATCCACGCGCAGGCGGGACCGGGCGACTACCTCGGTGTTCGTCCGCTCGTTGCCGTTTTCGTCGATGTAGGTGTCGTGCGCCGACTCGTCGGCAATGTCGAGGATGTCGTCGGCCAGCGAGTCGGCCTGCGCCTCTCTAGCCCGCGCGTAGTGGTCACGAAACGCCGTGTCAGCCGCCAGCCAGCGAAACACCGTCGTCTTGCTCGGCATGTCCTCGTCGGCGCAGATCGAACGCAGGCTGTTACCGTCCGCGATCTGCTCGCAAATGAGGTCCGCCAGTTCCGGCGTGTAAGTGGAGGGTCTACCCATGATGCTTTGCGACTACCTCGCGGTGTCATCGCGTGAGAGGAAACTGGACCTCACCCTGCGCGGGCGAACTCCCCGTGATACTTTTTAGCGGCTGCTACGTAAGCCTCGTGAGCCGCTTCCGGCGTCTTGAACACGCCAAGTTGGATACGCTTTCCGTGCGCCCGTATTTCTGACTTCCAGCCTCGGCCACTAGATTGATGAGCCCCTTTCAGCCCGCTACAGTTATGGCGGGCCGTCTTACGGTTCATCATGTTTTCCGCATGGCTGCAAGCGCGGATGTTCTCGCGCCGATTGTCCATGGTGTCGCGGTTCTTATGGTCCACGACCGTGCGCCGGTCCTCAACGCCGAGAATGACCCGGTGCATTAGCAGCAGCCGGCGTTTCCCATGGGACGAGTCCCATCTGACGGCGTACTCATATCCACGAATGTTCGCTGCTCGCCACTTGTACTTGGCAAGCGCCTCGTAGTCTGCTGCGTCTACCTGGGCAAAGAAGCCACGAGTCAGCGGTATTAGTCTCAAATGGGAAACCCAAAAAAATACCCGGCGCAAGGGCCGGGCGAACGTGCGTAATGCACGAGGGGAGGAGAACAGAGCAACTACGCTGCTGGCAGCACGCCAGCCTTACCGATTCTTATAGCATCCGTTGCGACGTGGGGACACTGTGTTGCTACAAAATAATTACGCCGTCACCTCAGCCATCATGTGCGCCACGAACGCCCGCCCGTGGTCAAGTAGTTCGTAGTACCGCTCCCGGCTGATGTCCATCCGTGCCTGCTTGCTCTTGGCAGTCCCCGGCATGGTGTAGTGCGCGATGATGATTTGCCTATGCGCCGCCGGCAACCGCTGTATGCAGGCGTCTATCCGCAGAATCGCCGGATCGACCGGAGGGGGCGAATTGTCCACGCTGAAACTGCTGCCGACCCTCTCGGCATAGCCGACCATCGCATAGCCCAAGCCGGCACGGTTCCCTGCATGTACCCACATCGCCCATCTGGCGAGCAAGTCGGCGAGTTCGTCGGATTCCATCATATTTGCACCGCCAAAAGAGCCTCCCGGTACGCATCCCGAAACACGTCGCTGTCCATCCCCTCGGTGATCCCGCGTAGAAGTGCCTTCAGTGCGGCGCTGTGCTTCACCAGCCGATCGTTCTCGGCCTTCAGATCCCGCACGTCGGAAGCCATATCTGCGATGGCGCCCTGCACGTCGGCAGGGACGGTGATCGTGCCGTCGGTGAGCCAGCCTCGGA